ATGCCCACAATGGAAGTCGATATTTTTGATGGAACCGTCTTGGTGCAACCTGGAGTATCAGGGTGGTCTTGGAAAGTGTCTGATTGGGAGTATGTAAACATAACAGCTATACCAATTAGCTCAAATGGGAACGTGCAGCTTTACGGCTTGGGCGCGGTGTCGGACCCGGAATCTAACAGGTCCGAGTATTTCACACTCCAAAACAACACTAACGATCAGCTGTGGTGCTTTTGCACTGCGACGGTGCCACACGACTCCGTTGCCTGATTGCCATCACTGCATCCGCAATTTATTCTGGAGTTAATACTTATGGCAAAGAAACTTCATGTCGCCTATGACGCCAACGGCAGTATTATTTCCGCATCGGATTCAACACCAAATCTTCCGTTGCCTACGAATATGAAAGGCGTAACGAAAGGCGAATTCGACATTCCGAGCAAATTTTCACATCAGAAGCCCCGCGAATATATTCATTCACTTACAGTTGATGTAAAAGGACGTCAACTAAAAGAAAAATAATTCGCATTTCGAGGGCACACCCGCGCTTCCGGCGAGAGCGGCATCACACCAGCCCGCTCGGCCGAAAGCACGGGTACTGTGATCCTCATGTGAACGGCGGTCAGAAAGCGACACCAGATGGCGCTTTAAATCGGGATAGGGGCAAGCCCTGCGGCCCGCAAGACCCAGAGAGCGGAAGTACCGATTCGACAGTGCCGGGCTCAGCGCCGAGCTATTGCTCAGCCTCCCGCGTCCGGCGGGCAGCCCACCATCTGGGCGGCAAGGTCGCGGTTAATACCGCGCGCGATCAACTCCTTGAAGCGGGTCCCGCCGTGCTTCCATCGCTGCTCGAAGTCTCGCATCATAACTTCGCATGTTCCCATATACGTTAGCGCCACGTCCACGGCTGCCCGGCTCCTAAGTTTGGGAGGTGTCCGAAGCCCGCCTCTCACCTATTGTTGGTGTGAATATGACCAAGGGGGCCACCATGACCGAGATGGAAGTTACTGAACTTTTCGAGGAAGAGATTGCAGTAGGCGAGCCATTTTCCCTGACGCTCCGCGGCGCGTGCGGCGCGCTCGCCGACTGGATCGCTCGTAATTGGGAACAACTCTCGCCCGATGACCAAGACGAGTTGATCACCATAGGTGCCGTGGTGCTTCGGATGTCTGTTCAGTTGACACGAGAGCGAGACGCATATCATTAAAAGGCGGCATGTCAGGAATCGATATCGGCGAATTGCAGCTCTGGGTACGCTTGCAGGGCTGCAATCACTTCGAATCGTCCTTGGTGAGGAAAAGCGACGTGCGGGTCGATTTAGCCCGAGCTAAACTAGCGCTGGCTAAATGCCGTTAAACCAAGGGTCTAATAAAAATACTGAGGGACTGACATGAAGATGCTGACGATTTGCGGTGCAGTGCTGGTCGCTGCCGGTTGTACTGACACAGGGCCGATAAAGGTTGGACCGGATACCTACACGATATCGACGCGGGTGCCGTTTGGCGGTCCAGCATCAGCGAAGGGTCAAGCCCTTCAAGAAGCCAATACGTTCTGTGAATCGAAGACCCGTGAAATCTTGCTAGACCATGTGCAGTCCAGCGAGTGTGCTTTGCATGGTGGCTGTGGTGAAGCCGAAATCACGTTCTATTGTTTGAAGGCTGATGACCCGCAGCTTCAACGACCCAAGTTCAGGGCTGAAGCCAACCAGCGCATTGAAATCCAACAAAAATAACCATGTCCGCATCCGCCGCTATTGCTTCATCCGCACCCACGAGCATCACGAACCTATATGCTCCCGCGGTTCCAGTTTCTACTATCCCTACGCACGGATTTTGGGAATGGGCGTATGCAAATCCGGTGGTTTTAGCGGCAATGGTTGCGGGGGGAGTCGCTTTCACCGTTGGTATTTTGACGTTCACCGGGGTTGTAATTTCATTACGGCATTCACGAAAGGAATCTCGGCGCGACCGTGAACATTCAGCCGATGAGGCTCACAGAGAACGGCTCGCAACTATGCGTCGCGAAGTTTATCTGGACGCCGTGACCGAAATGGTCAAAGTTCAAATGTATATCGGCGGTTTGGCAAAACAAGACATTACGAAGACAAATATCATCCAAGGATTGGAGGGCTTTCAGATCGCAGCTTCCAAAGTCGCGGTGGTGGCGGAACAAGCCACCGCGTTAAAGGTGCGGGAATTATCGTCTCGATATACATTGATTGCGTTGAATTCAATGAAAATACTGACGCCAATGGCGCAAGCGCGATCGGCAGCAAAGAATTTTGAACAGCTATATGTAGCCTCCAACGACGCCATCGGTAGCGTACTCAAAGAGATGGACCAACTGAACAAAGCAGGTCCGCAACCTGAAAAATTTGAGCTTCTAAAGAAGTCATTTGATATGCACTCAAAATTTGCCGCTCAGCACATGGCTAGCCTTGGCAACGCCAATAATTTGATGGTCAAGGGAGAGCTTGAATACTCAGCTAGCGTCCGGGATGAAATGAAGTCTATGGTTATCGCACTTGATGACCTTGCTTGTGCGATTCGGCAGGAACTGAATATCGCAACCGACAGAGAAGCATTCAGAACGCAATCCGAAAGTATTCGGGCGAAGATAGAACCGGCTGTGGATGAACTACTGAAATTCGCTCAAACAATGAACGAGAAAATTTCCACCTAGTTGCACCTCAGTCTGTTTCTGTCCTTGGTAGGTCCGCTAATAAAAACACCCATACTGATTAAGGAATGGGTATTTTTATTTGTGCCGGATAGGATTATTCGCATACGCGCCGTCGTTTGAGAAACGTATCCATTCGACACTCCTTCGGAACAATCTGTCATCAACATACCAGCAGTCTAGTTCAGGCTGCCATTCGGTACTCGTAATATGGCCGGTTGCGGTCATCAAGAATGGCGTATTGTGCCGCGAGGTTCGCGGGGTCTGGATTGAGCCATGCATCGATATGCTTGGGCTTGATCGGGATGATGCAGCGGTCGTGGCCAGCAAGAGCTATTTCCTGCGGCGGGTCGTCCGTGACAGCCGCGAACGACAGTAGGTCAGGTTCGCCTTTCCCCTGCCAGTGCGACCACAGGCACGCGATCAGCATCTCTTGGGCCGGGTTGGGCCTGAACTCCAAGACCACGTTTTCATCCTTCTCCCCCTCTAGCGGCACGCGGTTTTCAAGTCGGAATCGACTGACGTTTTCGTAAAACGCGCTCACCAGCACCAGGCCATGCGTATAACCGAAAAGACCCTTCCAAAATCCCGCGAGATTGTCCCGCCGAGCGTTATAGGTTCCAGGGTATTTCGCATCGTAGTTCGCGGGCTTACCTGCCGGTCGACATTGATAGCGCATCGGCTTGATGACGCGCCGACCGTTCTCCATCACCATGACGGGAGCGTATTGGCCGGGGAAGATTCGAGAGTCGCGATCCTGGGGTTCCGTCCGCCGCAGGTCGTCGAGCCGGCGCAGCGTGCCGTCGATCTTGCTAGCGGCGATTCGTTTGCTCTCGGTGGCCGCCTTTGTGATTTTGGTCTGGAGGATGCGTTCCGCATCAGCGAGGCGTGCGCGCTGTTTGAACAGTTCCTGTTCGAGCTTCGTCACCTGAGCTGCGTCATACCGCTCGATGAGCGTCTTGATGTGGCGCTCCTCCTCTGTTCCGGGATTGGTGAAAGCCGCATCCATGCCCTTTGGGACCTTCGCGCCGCTGCCCTCGACGCGTTCCCAGTAGAGCTGCGCAAACTCCCTAATATCGATGTCAGCACCGAACATCCTGACGTACTTGCGGTAGTCCTCCACGATCTGCGCCGAATAGCACATAGTGCGACCTCACTTTTGGAATCGTCGAAGCATCATGCTACTTTCAACGGGCCGTGGTCACTCGGGGACCTACCGGATGGCTGGACGGCACCACCAATTCTGAGCGAACGCGACAGATCCTATCAACTCCAACCCAGTAAGAACGAAGCCGCCGTGCCCCATGTGGGAAAGCCTGCAGTCGTAAAGCGCGGGCAAGAGCTGGTCCCGCCCGTCGCCGGCAGCGCTGGCTCTCGCAACGTCCGAATATCGACCCAAGGCGTTCGAGTTCTCGTGGGCAATGATTACCTCGGCTCGCACGGACTCAGCCGTACGGATTTTGGTCTGATCAAGTGCTTTGCCGTGAAAACGCATGGCGACGATATGTACGAACATTGCAAAAACCACTGTATAAAAATACAGTATAAATGGTACGCAAACGCGGTCAAGGATCAGGCTACACCGAGCCCCTCGCTCCATGACCGCCGCAGGCGAACCGCTAGAAGAGACCCACAGGCTCGGCCGCGTCATTCCAACTAAAAATAATCACCTCCTTCCGCGCTGCCTCCCGGCCACCACCGCCTACGGTGTACTTGATATCGACCGTCTCAATGTGAAAACCATCGAACGCCCGCCGGATGTCTGGATGGTCGTTCAGACTGACGATTGCCCTGCCCTTCAGCGTCCGGAGGCGTGCAGCCATCGCGACATATTCAGCGTACTCGAACGGCACGCCATACCCTTCCGTCTCCCAATACGGCGGATCCAGATAGAACAGCGTGTGCGGCCGATCGTAGCGGTCAATGCACGCCTTCCAGTCGAGCCGTTCGATGAAGGTCGCGGCCAGCCGCAAATGTGCCGCTGACAACGTCTCTTCGAGCCGCAACAGATTCAGGCCGGGCGGCGTCGTCGTAGCCGTCCCGAAACTCTGGCTCTCGATCTTCGCGCCGAAACAGTTCTGCTGGAGGTAGTAGAACCGTGCAGCCCGCTGGATATCGGTGAGCGTTTCCGGCGGTGTGTCCTGCAGCCACTTGAACACTTGCCGACTGGTGAGCGCCCATTTGAACTGGCGCACGAACTCCTCGAGGTGATGCTGCACGACGCGGTACAAATTGATGAGATCGCCGTTGATATCGTTAATCACTTCGACGGCCGCCGGCGGACGTAGGAAATAGAGCGCAGCACCGCCCGCGAACACCTCGACGTAGCACTCGTGTTTCGGAAAGCGGGGAATGAGATGGTCCGCGAGACGGCGCTTGCCGCCGATCCAAGGAATGATGGGATTTGCCATTGTGATTGCCTTATCTGGAAATACGCTAGAATTCGGCCCGCCTACCGGTAGGTGGCAGGGCCTTGGCTAATTCACTGGCACGATCAGTGGAAAGGCGACGACGAGAATGCTCCAACAGACCCGCCGTCGCCCTGTCTTTTCTTGCTACTTCGTAACGCCGCCCGTCGCGCACGCGATCAGTTGTGCGGTCAAAACTCCCTCCCATTGCTTTCGCTGCAAGTGGTCCCGCCAGATCCGGTCAACGGTCGAGCTGTTCGGGCCGGCCAACAGATCCGCGTCGGACAGGAATGACGGCGACGCCGGCACCGCATCGATGCACGGCACCGGCACTGCAACGTGCGTCTCAACGACCTGCGTGTGCGTGACCGGCGATATCCGTTGCTCGACCGGCACGGATCCGCATCCGGGCACGAAAAGAAGGACGCTACAAAGTGCTGCGCAAACGATCGAGGGCCGCATCGCATGTCTCCGGTTCATTGGTCGGGTGATCGATACGCTGCGTGAGAGCATCGATCTGTTTCTGATAGCTGGCCGACTGCTGGATGGCCTTGGCCTTCGCGTCGCTCGCAGCCGCCTGCGCCGCGCTGGCCTGCGAGGCGAAGAGCACCACCGATGCGGCAGACTTGCCGGCTGCGTCGGTCATCGCGTCAAGGTCCGCTTGCGAGGTGGCGAGCTGCGACTTCAGTACGCCGTTGCTCTCCGTTTTAACGGCGAGCTGCTGCACGGTCTCGCCATGCTCCGTTCGCAGCTCACGCAGCTCGATGTAGAACCACGCACTGAGCACGGCAAACGCAATCGCAACTACGCCGACCGCGAATGCCGCGAGACGACTCGCGATGTTTGTCATACCGTCCGTCATGCTTTCTCTCCTTGGATTTTTCGCACCCACGCATCGAGCGCCTGGTCGAGCACGCGCTTGCCGCCCCAGCTCGATAACGTGATCACTAGCGCGGTGAGCGGTGCAGGCCACTCGCGCCACGTACAAAAAAAGAATGCGGCCAGGCCGGCCACAACAGACGCCGTGATGACGCTGCCAACCTCGACCAGAATCGAGCGCGCAAGCGGATCGCTGGATGCCAGCCGCTGGAAGGTGCTGGCCGTGCCGCCAATCAACGCCAGCGTCACCGCAAGCGCTAACGACGCGCTCGGAATACTCTCCAGGCTGAACGCCACCACCTCGCTTGCCGCTCGGCTCATCGCATACGCTGCTGCGGCCCACAGCAACGCAATTGCTCCCCACATCCCTACGATCATTCGGCGCACTGAACCCCCTGCTTCGCTTGAGCTTCCCGATAGGCTCGCGCTTCCCGGTAGCCCAGAAGGAGCCCGAAAGACGCCATGCCGATATAAAAAATGAACTGCGCCGCGTTGACGACGTAGGCACTCGCCGCGAAGATCGGCGTGACATACGCTGCTGCGGTCAGGACATACAACCAGTGCCGGCGCACTCGTGCCCAATGGAAGACATACTTGTCCGGCAACCAGTCATTGATCGCGACGTCCAATGCGATCACCGCCGCGAGCGTCCCCGTGCCACACGTCACGGCATACCCCCAGACGCCATCGAGCACGAGCATCACCGAGGTTGCCGAGCAGGGTGCCGTGAACGCCGAGACCGCGATGTAGACAGCCATGTACGCGTAAATCAGTCGCGATAGCGCATCGGTTTTCATGCGGCCCTCTGCTGGTGGTTCGCGCCGAGCTGGAACAGCGCCCGCTCCGCTTCACGACGCTTGACCAGGCCGGCGAGCACGACACCACCCGCCTTGTTCCATCGGGCGAACTCGGCAATCGCACCCTCCGTGTCGCCGGCGTTAAGCTTGCGCAACAGCGTCGACGTGTTGAAGTTGCCGCTGCCGATGTTGAAGACCAGGTCGACCAGCGCGTCGTACTCTTCCTGATTGAGCTCGACACGAACCACGCGCCTGACCGTCGCCTCGGCGCTTGCCACGTCCTGACGCAGCCAGGCGACGGCCTGCTCCCGCGAGAACGTCATGCCGTAGTGCATCTCAGCGCCGGTATGCCCCCAGCCGCCCGTCCATGGCGCACCACTCAGCTCGAGAAGGTCAGCCCGAATGGGATCACCGCGCAACGTTGCCTGCCACAAGCCACGGCGCTGCAGTTCCTTCGTCAAGGGCGAGGCCGGATCCGGATATGCAAAGAGGTAAAGCGTCTCGGCGGCCTGCGTGAGCGACATGCCCTGCTCGGAATATTTGAGGTTCTCGTTCAAATGCAGCCTCCATAAAAAATGGCCGCCCGATGAACGATCGGAGCGGCCATAAAAAAACCGCCCATTGAGGCGGCTTTGCGCAAAGTTGCTTTGATGCCTTGTTTCGACCTGCTAGTTCGATGGGGACGGCACGACCAGGTTGATTTTCTTGGCCGGCTTTTTGCCGTGGCCGACTTTCGCTTTACCCTTGTTCCCCGCGTTGAGCTCGACCTCGGTTTCCCAACTGCGTCCAGAGTAGGTGTGCGTGACGGAATCGATCAGGAAGTCACCGTCTGCTTCCTTCTTGAAACCCTGCAGGGCAACAGTCTTTTCCGCCGAAAAGTCCGCCCGCCCCTGCATCAGCATCGTGCTCTTCGCCGTGTGGTGATTGAGCTTCTGTAGCCGGGCATTCCCCGCCGCTTTGGCCGCCTCGGGGCTCGCAAACGCATGCCGCTCGGTATGCACGGCCGACGCTCCGGCCGGCGCATCCGGATTTGGAATGACCAGGTCGATCTTCTTGCCGGTCTTGACGTCGTGCACCTTGGTGCGCACCGCCGCGAAACTCGCGCGATCCGGAAACGTGATCGTGTAATCCAGCAGCATGCTCGGCGTGAGCGTGATGGACGCAAGCGGCAGGCCACTTGCGCTCTTGCCCGCTCCACGCGCTGCCACGATCAGCTTGCCCGCCTTGATCGTGGCCGTCGCACCGTACTGCCGAGAAAGCCGTGTGATGAAATGCAGGTCACTCTCGCCGAACTGGTCGGCTCGCGGCACCACGACGTCGATCCCACATGCGGGCGTCCACTTGTTGCGCCTGGCGACGTCGCCGACGATGTCCGCCAGCTTGACGTTCTCCCAACTGCCATAGCGATGGGTCTTGGATGTCGCACGCAGGTTCGCCGGCCGGCCGCGAATGATGACCGACGCCGGCGGACCCTTTAGCGCGATCTCATCAATGGAATATTCGCCGAGAAAGGCCAGTCCCTGCCCTTGCCAACCGAGCGAGATCCGCAGGGTCGCGCCCTTCGGAGGAAACTGGATTTTCCCGTCACGGTCATCGAGCTCGATCTCACACGAGTCCGACTCAAGGCCGGGCTTGTCAACCGTGCGGATCCGCAGGATGCGGTCTTGAATGGTCTTGGTGATGTCGTCGCCGTTGGCGACCACCTGAAAAATTGCTTGCATCGACCTAGCTCCAGAGCTGCACCGATTCGTCGCGCGGCGCATCGACATCGGGGAGCGTGATCACGATGCCCGAGGCAAACGGCTGCTGATACGCGGCGAGTCCCGGATTGGCCGAATACACGGCCTCGACCATGCCGAGAAGCGTCCCGTAATAGGCGTGGCAGATCTCGTCCAGAATGTCGCCGTCAGAGGTTCTTATAGTCTTCGCCATAACGGCCGAACTCCAGGCTGAATGTTTGTTTGCGTGGTGCGCCATCCGACATCAGCGCCTCCTGTTCTTCATCGACGCCCTGCAGATACCAGCGACCCAGCACCTCGCCGTATCCAGTCGTGAGCTGCACCGGCACCATTTTTCCGCCGATCGCTCGCAGCGCATCGAGCTGCTTCGCGCCGGCCCCAAGCGCGGCGAATACGACACCCGAGAGCGTGATCGTTTCGCCGCCCTGGCTCACCGCCTGCAACGCCTCCTGTCGGTTCAAGCGTTCTTGGGATGCGACCTTGTATTTCGTCGTGCGGCGCAACTTGTCGAATGCCGCCGTCGACAGGTTGAAGTGGAACGTGCCGCCACTGTCCGAGCTCAGCGTCATCAGGTGCGGCGTGGCCGACGACGCCCCGCTGACCAGCCCCGAGAACATCGCGCCCGAGCTGGTGGACTTCGCCAGAGCCGCCGGCGATGGTGTGTCCTTGATGCCGGCCAGCGCGTTGAACTTCGATTTCACATCACCGAGTGCTGTATTCACCGTGTCAGCCGCCGATTTGATGACCGGGTGTGTCGATGCGTTCGCCATCGATAGGACACTGTTCATCGACGACTGGACCGCGTTGAAACTGCGCGTCGCCGCACCGATTTTGGGACTCAGATCGCCGGCGACGGACAGTGCGCTGCTTGCGCCGGATAGCAGCTCACCAGCGTTTTGCAGGTTGCCCGTCGCAAGCTTCTGCAGCACATCGACCGTGTTCTGGCTCGCAGGCCGATTGCGCTCCTCGACCCTCACCATCTGTCGCACGCGCTCGGTGCCGATGCTCGACTGAGTGGCCGCCTGCGTGAGTTGTGTCATGAAGTCCACGCTGCCTTCTCCTTGATGTGCGCTAGTTATGCGCCGATTAGTTGTGCGCCGAATCAAACATTGATGACCGGCTATTTTTTGCAGCCTGATCGGCCATCATCCGTTGCAACTGGGGCGACACCTGCTGGAGGAATCGGTCGGCAGCTTCCCGGCTCGGCTCCCCGTTGACCTGTACGTGGAACACCGGCGCGAAGGTGTTTTGCATATCGACCTTCGTCACCGGGCGGTCTGCGCCGAGCGGCTTACTCGCGGCACTTACCTTCGCCAACGCCTCGACAGCCGCCTGAGATTGCTCTTTGCCTGCGAACGCCCACTTCGCCACTGCGCCCAGCGCCTTCTCGCCCGCATAGGCACCGACAGCACCGCCGGCCAGGCCGCCAATTGCGACCCCGATTGGACCGCCAAGTGCACCGATCGCAGCACCGACCTTGGCTCCGAGCACACCACCCGCAAGGCTTCCCGCAATGCCGCCAAAGCCCTTCGCTTTCTCCGCACGTCCGTCATCGCTCGTCGCGACACCGTACGCGTTCGTCGCCGCCATCCCGAGCTTGAGCACGGTCCCAGCCATTGCGAGCTTGCCGGCATATGGCATGACGCGGGGCATGACGCGACCGATCAAGCCACGTGCTGCAGTGCCTATCCGCCCGAGCCTTCCACCCTGCGCCGCTGCGCCCGGCGCAGCGACCTCGCCTGCGACCGCCGCGGCGATGCTACCCAAACCACTACCGCCAAGGTTCACAACGAACACCCGCTGAACGCCACCGGCTACCGCACCGCCGACCGCCTGCGCCACTCGGCCCGCGATACCGCCCGCACCCCCTGCACCTGGCCCTGCACCACCACGTCCGACAAGCGCAGCACCGCGCGCAATATCGATCGCCCCACGGCCGATCTGGAAAAGTGACTTTGCACCGCGATAAGCGATGAAAGCGCCGGCGACGCCGGCGACTGCCATCGTCGCTTTCGGCGCAGCGTCGGTGATCTTGGCGAGGCCCTCGCCCGTCGATTTCGCAGCGTGCCCTGCGACGTCGGTCACCGGCCGCAGTGCATCGCCAATGCTGCGCATGGCGTCATTCCACTGCTGCGTGACCTCGCTCCATACCTGCTTTGAAGAATCGCGACGGTCAGCGAGATCCTTGGCGATTTCGCCGTTGGCCTGCGATGAGTCTTTCTTCAGCTTCTGATACAGGTCCGCGTTCTGCAGGTAAGCGGTCAAGGCTGCTTTCACCTGCATATCGTTGAAGAGGTCACCGGTTTTCATGGTGTCCTCGAACGCGGCAATTTGCGCCTGGCGCTTCGCCGGATCGGTCTCGCCGTTTATGCTCTTCGCGGCATTAGCGAGTTGCTTCGCTTTCGCAGGGTCGGTGCGTTCAATGTACGCGCGAGCCAGAACGAAGGAAGCCTCAAGGGTCGACCAGCCCTTGCCGATTGCCTCCTGCATTTTCGCGTCATAGTCGACGCCGGCTTTCTTATAATTGGACGCTGTTTCATTGGATCCGATCTTCGAAAACCAGTTTTTGAGGTTGTTCGCCGCTTCATCCGCACTGCCGGCGGTTTTCATTTGAACCTGCAGCATCGCGCCCAACTGCGTGACCGAGTCCTGACCCGTGATGCCGATCTTCTGCATTTCGGCGAGCAGCACCGGAAACCACCGCGCCATGTCCGCCGACTCGAAGGACCCTTCCTTGCCGAGGAACGCGATGGCCTCCAGCGCCTTCGCCATCGCTACCGGATCAGCGATCTTCGCGTTCTGCTGCAACGCCTGAATCATCTTCGCCGTCTCGACGCTGGTCGCACCCTGGCCGATCGAGAACTTCGCGACCAGCGGCGCAAAGTCGAGCGCCTTGTCGACGTCCATGCCACCCGCGACCATCTGGTTGACGGCCTCAGCCAGTTCGTTACGATTGATGCCGTTGGCTGTCGCATCGCGGCGGATACGCCCGCCCATCGATGCCTCTTGCTCGGTGCGGGCGATACCCGCCTTGATGGCGATGTCGCGGATGATGGCCTGATAGTTCGCCGAGATCGTCGTCGGCACCGCTAAGGCCGCACCGAACTTAACCGCGTCGCCGACAGCGCCACGGAGCCCCTCACGGCCGGACGCAATGCGCTCGCGCCCGGCCGCCTGCAGATCCAGCCCACGCGCGGTACGCCCAAGGCGCTGGTACGAGCGGTCGAGCTTCTCGACCTCGACGCCGGCCTCACGCAATGAGCGCAGGTTTGTATCGATCTTCCGGCGAATGCCGTCAGCCGCGCTGTCGCCCGCCGCATGCAAGCGCCGGAATTCATCCTGAAGCTTGATCGTGTCGCCGATCGTACGTTGCCACAGGCGCGTCGTGTCAGCGGTCTTACGCAACCCGACAATGCGCGAACTTGTCTCGGTGATTGCCTTGCCGAACGTGGCCGATACAGCACCGCCGATCACAATCCCGAGTGCGATGTCATTTGCCATCTCGTACTCCATTCAGTCCGGCCGCTATCGCGGCCGGTTGCCTCAACCCCTCAACGCTTTAGTCCGTCAGCCAATAGATGACGTCCTCCATCGTCAGCTCATCAATGTCAGTCGGCGACATTCGAAGCTCCGTCAGCAGCCTCCGGAGCAGCTTTTTGAGCGTCGACGGCGGGGTTTTTGACAGAGGATCGAAATCGCCCATAGGCGTCTTGCAAACCGTGATAGTCGGCAAGATCCATGTCCTCCAGGTCGTTAGGGGCCACTTCTGCCAACGTCGCAAACAACGCGAGCTCCACACCATCAGGGTCGCCTGCCCCAACCTTCTGCGCGGCACGCAGGTCGCGCACCTTCGGGCGACGCAGCGTCAGGCGGTCGCGCTCGATGCCGTCGAACTTAGTGGGGAAGTCGAGCGGCACCGTCACTGTCTCGACAGGCTTTCGTGCGGCGTCTTTCTTCACTGCTGTTTCCATCGAGCACCTCAAAAAAAGAAACGGCGGGCTGCATGCCCGCCGTAGTGGATAAAAGTTACTTTGCAAGCGCAGGATCACGACCGCTTGTCAGTCCGTTTGCCAGTCCTTTACATGCCGATTGCTTTGCGAATGTCCGCGAGCTGATCGACGCCGTTGATGATCCGAATCATTCCGAGTGGATCGATCTCGTGCACGACCGCGCCGTCGATCTCGAACTTGTAGTACGTGAGCGACACCGTGTATTTCGCATCTACCTTTTCGCCCGATTTCCAGTCGCCCGGATCCAGCTCGGACAACATGCCGCGAAACGTGGCAGCCGCCGCTTTGACCTTGCCCTGCAGGTCACGAAACGCACCACGAAACACGCCGTTGAATGCGGTCGAGTCAGCAAGACCAAAGAACTTCAGGACATCGATCGACATCGTCGACATCTGGAAGGCCGCTTCCATTGCTTCCATGCCGAGGTCGACCTTGACGGGCGCATCCATGCCGCCGGCACGGTGGTCGTCCGTTTTGATCTTGAGCTTGGGCAGCGTGCACTGTGTCGCCTGTCCGGCAAAGCCCTTGCCGTCGACGTACACATTAAAATTTTGAAGTGTTTCCGGGATCACGCGTCACCTCTCATGAGTTCTCTTACGGGTTGGTATCAAGCACTTCGGTCAGCCACTGATTCGTGACCTCGAAACGGAAGATGGGGTTTTCAGCCGGGATCACGTCGGAGAAGCGGATGTTCCAGTACACCTTCCCCTGCTCGATCTGCGAGGCCGTGTTGAGCTCGGGATCGGCGTACACCTCGAAGTTGATGAGTGCGCCCTGCCGCTTGAGGTCGCGCATGAACGCGTGCACGCTCTCGGTGACGTCCTTAACGAACGTCGCCGTGATGCCCCGATCGACCGCCCACTTGGTGCCCATGAGCACGGCATCCATCACCATATCGAGCGTGCGCACGCGCGTGACGAACGACCACTTCGGATCTGCTGATAGCGTGCGGTTGCCCCACAAGCGATAGCCGCCATCCCGAATGATGGTCGCGATGAAGGCGTTATTGAGCAGGTTCGCTCGACATGTTTCGTCGCCATCGAGGAATTCGATCGGGCGCTTCGTGCCGGTAACGTCGACCAGTTCCTTATTGGACGGTGACGCCCAGAAGCCGATCGCCGCGTCGGTCTGCGCAAAGAGGCCCGCTGCGAACGGCGAGGCAGGGACAGCAACGTCGGTGTTCAAGATCGTGTCGTACTGGAGCGCGCCCGGATCGACCATGTAAAGGCGCTTGCTGCCGAAGTTGGCGGCATACGCAATCGCGGCTTCGTCGTCGGTGTTCGGGCCGTCGACGATACCGATTCCCCGGAGCTTGGCCGCCAGCGCATCCATTGCGGTCGCCACGGCCTGTGTGCCTGAATAGCCGGGGGCCAAGATCAGTCGTGGCTGCACGTTGAACTTCGACTTGGCATCGAGCAACGCTTGCAGGCCGGTGCGCGCTCCGCCGGCACTGACGCCACCGATAATCGCGGAGGTCAACGCCGGGACTTCTCCTTCTGCCGCGACGCCGACGCTAACGATCACAGCCTTGCTCTGCGCATAGATCGCGCGGGCGGCCTTCGCGATCGCGCTGCCCTCGCCGAACGCGGCCACGGCTTCACGATAGCTCGTGAGCTGCACCGGCACGTTGGGCGAGGCACGATCTGCGCCCGGCGTATAGGTATTCGCCATGCCGATGATCGACGACGACGGCACGGCAATGGTGCGAGGCCCCGAGTCGACAAGCGACACAGTCACGCCGTGGTAAAACGATGTTGCGCCCATGAATCTCTCCCAAAAAAAGAAGGCCGCGCCAGACGTTGTCTGGGCGGCCATTACTGGTGACAGGCGATAGAGCCAGACACACGGCTCAAAGCGTAAAACGGGCTACGAAGGCTGAGGCCTCGCTAGCTGCAGATGGAGGAAAGCGCACACCATCTACGCGACGATTTCAGCGTCGGCAAACAGGTAACGATTCGGGTTGCCGGCCATCGCCGGATTCAGGGGTTCAGCCGGCATCGGCGAGACGAGCTGGCGCTCGCAGAAGACGCGGGGATCTTCGCCAGGCTCGGGCATGGTGTCGAGCATCACTTGCGCCATACCGATCGATTGCAAGCCGTCGCGCGCTGCTTGTTCATCGAAGTAACTCGCGATATCGACAAAGGTCGTCTTTGCGTCCAAGTCGACCGTATAGCGGCGAACGGTGTGAAACGAGGCCGGCACGCCAATCGAGGCGATGCGGATGGTTTTCTTCAAAGGCATTTCGTGTGCTCCTGGTGAATGGGATTTATTGCGGTGAAACGGGCCAGTCGATCGAAGTCGGAAAACCGGCCTGGTTTGTAAGGTCGCGAAGGGCCTGGCGATAGACGGTGTATTTCTCTTTCACCGTGGCCGGCACGTCTGCGTTTTGTGTCCAGTCGGTTTGTGCGAGTAGGAAATCGCGTTGCTCGCGTGCAACCTTCTCCGCGTAGGTGTCGCAATGGCACTCGTGATATCGCGCTTTCATCAGCTCGATATTCGGTTGCGGTACTTCTTTGTTCATCCATCGAAAGAGATAGGCGTCGCCGCATTGCTTGCTGTCGTTATCGAGCGGGTGCGCGACGAGAAAATCGACACCGTGCGTGAGTCCTAGCTCTTGCTCGATAGAGTGAATGAGTTGATCGTGAGAAATCATGGTTACTGGTTCCTTAGCCATACGACGCGCAAATAAATCCGGTTGGCACCGCCGGTCGTGCGCAAGCCTTCCAGCACCCAAGGGCCACCGGCGTCGATCGTTACATCGGCGCCGGTCACTACCGCGCCAAGTTCAGCGATGCCGCTCGCCCATTGCACTTGCGCGCTCGCGTTGGCCTTGCTTCCTGGGTCGAAATTGATGTCGGTCCAGATCAAGCCTTGATTGGTGTTGTCGACCCAAATGCGACAGCGGCCCTCCCAATCGATGTTCAAAATGTTGGCGCTATTGCACGCAACGAATCCGCCGTATGCACTGCCCTGTCGCTTCGCGACATAAGAGCCGGGATTGAAATTGCCTTCGTGCCAAAGGCGATATCGAACGTTGCCCATCGAGCGCCCGCCGACCGCCCATTGGTTGTCTGTGTCGAGGCCAAAATAAGCAGCATGAGAGCCTTGACGATGAAACTGAATAACAGCCGACGCAGATGTATTGCCGTCATTGCCGATCGTGAGCGCAACGTTGTCAGTGTTTCCAGAAGCGGCAATGTTCGCGATGTTCGGGGGCGCAGCCGAATTGATATACAGGCCGGTCGTGGTTTGACTGGCGCTATTGCGCAGGTAGTTGCCGGCGGCTTGGTAGCTTCCCGCTGGTTGATAGTTGCCGGCCGGCTGATAGGCCGCCGGGTTGAAATTGCCCGCGTGCCAAACGCGACTACTGCCGGGGCCGGTGTACAGCTCGGCACCAGGCATCGTGTAATTCGTCCCGTCGAAAAACACATACCGATTTCCGGCAGCGTTGAGAAAAGCCACGCCCGCATTCTGGTTGCCGCCCCATCCACTAAGATGCAGTCCGCCGCTATCGATATAGAGGTCGCCGCTCATGTGGTCGCCGGTTTTCGTGACGCGTGACGCCGGATCGAAGTTAGCGGTGTCCCAGGGCGTAGCGCCCCAGTTCGGGCGAGCGCGTAGTGTCATCACGCCCGATTCGGCGAGCGACAGATTGACCGTGCTATTGGCACCGTTGACGAATTCGACCGCACCGCCGGCGGCCTTCGAAGAACGGATAAACGGCGCATAGCCGTCCGCGTTGAGCGTGAGACCAGAGCTGTAGTTTTTGCCCGCACCGCCGTACAGCGACAATGCGCCAGTCATGGTGCCGCCCGACAAGTTCAGCTTTGCATCGAGCGTCGATTGCAGCCCGTCGACTTCGACAATCGCGTGACGGTGGCCGAGATTCGATTTCGTCGCGAGCGCAGGGCCGAGCGTTGCTTGCAGGCCCGCCGGCGTGACTGCGCGTTGTGTGTCGATGCCGGCCAACGCCTCACCATCAGTCGCCAGTTCAACGACGCCTTGCCGCTCGGTCGTCGCTGGCGGATTTGTGAAAGTCGCGTCACCAAAATAGAGCTGCGCCGCGTCGATCTTGGTGAACTGCATGTCAGCCGCGAGCAAGAGAATGGCTGCCGGTGACTTTTCCATGATCGGCACGGACTGGCTATAGACCGCGAACAGCACGCCGTTTTCCAGGTACAAGCCGAGGCCGTACAACGAGTATTGATCGACCGTGTCATCTTTCAACGTCACGTGGATCGTGTCAGCCGCGACGTTCTCACCGGCAATCGTCGAGATCCGTTTGCGCTCGCCAGGCAATGCGATCAGCGTTTCGTCCGTGTCATCGAATGGGGCAGTACTCACGCCGATCGCGGTAATCTTATGCGCGGCCGCGCCGGTGTTGCCGGCAGCGACGAGTGCCGCCCGACCTGCCTTGGTCACGTGAATGAGGGTTCCGGCCATAACTAGATATCCGTAAATGAAAGACGGCGATACAGGGCCGGCCGAACGGCCGCCGCAATGGACTGCTGACCCTGCATCGAAAAGCCCTGTGTGAACGTGTAATGCGCGCTCGCGCGCTTGGTACGCTCGATCTCCGCGATGATGTCGGCGACATACGCAGCAGTCGGCGGCTGGCCTTCACGACCGCTGACGGTCATCACAATGTCAAACGTACCGGGCTTACCTGGTGGATCCATCTCGAACCATTCGCGCAGCGCAACGTTGCCGCCGAACGAGGCGACCACTTCGCGCACGGCTGCCGCCGTTCCCCGCTTGCGCGCAATGGGAATCGCAGCCTTTACGCGCGCACGCTTGACCTGCTCCGGCCAATACTCCTTCCACGTATCGACACCGAGGTGCCACGCGAGCCACGGCAACAGTGCGAGCGGTATCGCGTCGGGGTTCATCAGCGTCGCGATAGGAACCGGAATGTCGTCGATACGCGCATTGGTTGCCGCGAGACCACGTTCGAACGGCGTCGCGTTCAGAGGCAGCAGGCTATTCGTCATACACACCTCCGTCGACCAGCTCGATTCCCGTGCAGTAGGTCGCCTGCTGTTTGGTGACCGGGATACCCTCCAGCGGCGTTTCGAGAATCACCTTCTGCACGCCTGCCACGCGTATCGCTGCGTACAGTCCGTCTACCGTTACTTCCATACCGAGCTGGTGCATGTCGTCGGCGTACTTCTGTGTGCGTTTCTTCGCTTCGGCAAGAGCGACCACACGGTCAGGACCTGAAAAGAACTTGAGCGTGGCGCGGATCGCGTAGCGCAGGATTTCTGCACCTTGCACAGTCACTTTGTCGGTAAGCGGCCGTACGTCGTCGGAGCTCAACGCCTTGGTGACGATCTCGATCAGGTCGTCATCGGCCGTGCCGTCGTCAACGCGCGACAGGACGGTCACCACGATTTCGCACGGTGCGGGGCTGACGACCGAAGCTGAAAGCACACGGCCATCGGCATTTCGCGCATGCGAGACATAGGCGACCTCGGGACCGGCGACCGAATAGCCTTGGGGAGCCAACTGCGTGCGTGCACGCAGGTCATCGTCTCTTTCGTACACGCCCTCAACATCGTTTGCCGGGTCGGGTTCGACGATCGTGAGCTTTGCGATACCGAACAGCGCGGCGAGATGTTCGAGATCCGCACCGGTCGCGAACGCGAGCATGACCGCCCGTGCAGCGTCGTTCACCCGCGCCCGCAGGCGCACCTCGCGATATGCCGAGAGCTCGATGAGCTTCACGACCGGATCGGATTCAAGCGCCGCGCTCCAGTCGGGATACCGGCTCTTGAAGTCTTCGACCTGCTCCTGATAGATATCTTCGAAGTCCAGCGTGTCGACCAGGTCCGGAGGGTCGATCGCGGTCAGATCAATCGTTGTCACGGCGTCACCTCGAACACAATGTCATCACCCTCATAGGTGCCCTGAATACGGAAAGTCACGGCCCCGCCAACAATGGACAGCACTGTGACGCGCGAGAGTTTGATACGCGGCTCCCAACGGCCGATCGCACGTGCCGCTTCGGCCTGCACGGTGGAAATCCATCCGCGCGTGACCGGTAGGTCAACCATCTTCGGAATATCGGAGCCGTACTCGGGCCGCTGGCGACGCGTCCCCTTTCGCGTCGACAAGATGTCGCCGATGCTCTGGCGCAGATGATCCAGGCCGGTTATCGGTGCGCCTGTCGTGCGGCTCATGCCAACCAACACCGTGCCGGCCGCCATGCTCAGGCTCCAGCGTCGGTGCGCTCGAAGTCACCGAGCTGCGTCAGGTGCTCAACACGCTCAGCCGTCGAGACAGTGATCAAGCTACCGACCACGGGCGCGGCGCTTCCATCGGTAAAGACGATCGTGCGCGATTTGAACGCTTTGTCGCGGAACGTCACTGGTTGCTGCGACCCGGTCTTAGCAGGAGCAGTGATCTTGTTTTCTTGCGGCATATCGCCTTCCCAATAAAAAAGCCCCGCACGAATGCGAGGCCAAAGTTACTTTGCGTGTCAGTATCGACCGCGTCTATTTGATCGGAGGGCTCACCGGCTGGCCGTCGCCTTGCTCGGTGTGCGTGTGATCCGGAAGCGACACGCCCTCCGATTTCACCTTGCCGGTGAAATTCGCGTCACCATCGATTTCGGAGGCAGGACCGCCGGCGCTGTTGCTGCCGGTCATGCCGCCTTTAAACGCGAGCCGCTTTTCGGTCGTGTTGTTGCCGGTAAAAGTTGACTCGGGCGCGTCGACCAGCAGGTTTGGTGTGGTCTGCGTGATGCCCGCCGTCGTCATCTCGAACTGCGTATTGCCGACGCGAAACAGGATGCGTCCGTTCGCCGGCACCGAGAACACATACTCGCTTGCATCGTGGTCGTAATGCTCGTGGCAGCCGTCCGGATAGTCCGTCGCGGTCATGTTGCCGGTGTTTCCGTTCGCCCCGCCGTGCGTGTCGGTGTAGAAACCGGCGAGCACAAATCCGGCCGCAAGTGTGCCGGAGGGTGCAATCACCAGCGCCTGCTCGCCCACCGATGGCGGGCACCAGGTTCGCACCTTGCCCGCCGCAACCGTACGCCACGGCAACAGTGCGCTGACCCATTCGCCGTTACGCACACGGCATCGAGGCGGATCGTATTGCACCAGTTCAATGTGGCCGGCCTGCACGATGCTGGATATGAGCCGATCGAACTCGCCGATGTCGTAGTCGCTCATATGGATTTTCCAAAGTCGCCCGGCGGATCAAGCGCCGGATCCCAATAGTCAAATTCGTGGCCTTTTCCGATGTTCGGCGCGATGCCCCACACCACCGTCCCGCCCGCCGGTATGGGCGGCACCGCTTCGCCCAAATCGAACTCATGCGTCCACTCGACTAGCCACACTAAATACGTATCGAGGTGCGGTTTAAACGGGTCTTCCGCGATCATCACCAGCTTGGCCGGCGTGATAGGCAGATCCCACGTTTGAAAGTGAATGGCCTTCGCGACCCGTGCGGCCAGCTCGCGCACGGCGAGCTCCGCGCCTTCGAGGATCGGATCGACGATCGCACGCGCCTGGAAGCGGCCGATCAGCGCCGTCTGTCCCGTGCCGGGGTCATGTCCCGGCTCCATCTCCGACATCTCGATCACGATGCACGGGGTTGGAATTTTGCGACCGATACGCGGGTATGTCTCCACCGACACCATGTCGGGGAATTTCGCACGCAGCGCAGATTCGATTGCCGCATGCAGTGTTCTGAGGTTATCGAGCACGGCCTATTGCCTTTTGAATTTCGTAGTTCACTTCCTGCTTCAGGATCACCATAAGCCGCGCCTCGCACAACTTCGCTGCCCGTCTGAAGGCAGGGTCACCCGAGTCGGACCAACCGACCGTGACCGCCTCAAATGGCGTACGAGCCTTACCGGTTCGCCGATAGAGCGGTCCGTCCGGATTGCGCGTGGACTGTCGCCATGCGCCCTCGAAAGTCATCCGGCCGGCACGCATGCCCTTGCTCGTTTTGGTCACCGTGCCGATTCGATGAGCTTCCACGGGATTCAGGCCCAACCAGACCTTTCCCGTATCGGCGGATCGCAAGAAGAAATACAGGCGGTTCTTGATGACCTTCTGCGGGATCTTGGTCGCGCCCGACACTTGCTTCGCCGTCTGGCTTTTGATCCACGCGGCAGTCTTCCGAAGGGTGCGCCGCCACGCGGCTTGCATGGCGGCAGATGGAAGGCCCTGAAGCGTCTCGCTGACCTGCCGGACGTCGAGCTCGATCTTGAGTCTGTCCATTTCCTCATTCCCTATTTTTACCCCTTCAGGAGCAGCACGGTCCAACCCGTGCCGTCCGGCTGAAGCTCGAACACGCGATACCGCTCGTCACCGACTTCGACGATGCTGCCCTCACGGATATCGAGCGCAGCCGCATCGGCATCGAGCACACTCACTTGCGGATGGTCGAGCTGCGTTCGCTGCGTTCCGAGATCCGGCCCAAGCCACGGAGCGGCGAACATGCCGGGCACTGACTTGCCGTCGACCTTGATGTCGTCATCAGCCAGGTCCCGAATCACTGCAGCATCGAGATCCGCGACCAGGTCGCGGAACGCCATATGTACCTCCTTACACCGTCAGCCGGATGACGGCCTTCGGGCGCGTGCAGAGGTGAATCGGATTCGATTGCGCCTCGATCTCCACGCCCTTGCTGAAGTCCATCAGTTCTTGCTTGGCGTAATACGGCAAGCCGGTGGTGTTGACCGCCTCCATGTAGTCCGCCGGCGCAAAGCGCGTGATGAAGAGTTCCGAAACACCCTCAGGCACCGCAAAGGCTTCATCGTCGCCCACGAATCCGACCGTGCCGACACGCCCCCGATAACGCTCGAACGTGCAGCCGCCGATATCGAACGCATCGCGCGTGTCTCCACGCAACTGCGCCGCAAGCGTCGAGTTCAGATACGTTTCCTTCACCGTTTTGAGAACGATAAGCAGATTCCAGAAGTTGCGACCGCAGAGCACGCGCACGCCCGAGAACGGAATCGCGCCAAGGGCGTCTTCGATCGCGTCCAGAACCTGTGCGCACTTCGTGCGGATCTCCGTGTTGGCCTGGTCCAGAGCGAAATCGATGGTCGTGCGTTCGATCTTGAATCGTTCCAGTAGGTCTTCGATCACGGTCTTGCCATCGGCATCGAGGATTTGGCCCTTGATCGCACCGATACGATGATATTCGTGCGTGGCATCCAACTGCCGGCGCATCTTGCCCAAACGGCGATTCACGACCGTCTGAATCGCTTCGAGCTCGCTCTCCGAACCGAACGCGCGCAGGTTCTGGATTTCGTCGGCCTTGATGGCCGCACGCTGCGGCAGATGGACCGTGTTGAAAGGCAGCATGCTGCGCTTGTCGCCTGTGACGACGTTCGCGGGTGCACCGCGAACGCCTGCCGCAACGAGGGCGAGCGTGTCGCCATCGCGTTCGATCTGAACGACGGTCGTGGTAATGCCCTCTTCGTCGAAGAGGGCAAGCGATGCAATGCGATTCGGCACAAACGGCGCATCGTTGATGGCAGCCGTGAGCGACGACAGCGAAAATGCGTCGTCGTTAAAGAGGGCGATGTCCGCCATAGAAACTCTCCAGAGAATTTGACACAGGCTCGCGAGACGGCGAGCAGCGTTGAACTACGCGGGGGTGTGAGGCGTTACTGACGAACGATGACGAACTTCGCGGCGAGATCGGCGCGGGCGTCGGCGTCCAGCCCCGTGATTAGCGCCTCAGCCACTTCGGCCAAGCGCACGATGGCGACGCCTTGGCGGTCGACGGTAGCGGCCGGCAAACCGGCATACAGCACGGCGCTCGCGATCTGAGCGCCAGTGTCGGCCGCGTTGTCGTACGGCACGTATTTGCCGCTCGCGTTCAGCGTGCCGAGGAGTTGACCGGGAGGCAGCGCATCGCCCGCCGCGACAACGATTTTTTCGCGAGAGATCCGGCCTTCGCCTTCCGACAGGAGAAACTCGCCGGTCAGCATGCCTTGGGTTGCGATAGTGGACATACAGTTGCTCCTTTAAGGGCTAGCAAATTAAGGGCTAAGACAAAGTTACTTTGAGTCACTTCGCACCGCCCTTTCGAGCGGCGTAGATGGACGCAGCCTTCGGACCCTCAGCGGATACGTGGACTGCGCCGGGCACCGGCTTTTTCCGGTTGTTCACGGGTTGCTGCGACGCGGTCACCGCCTCGAACAGACGGGCGCGAACCTGGTCGAGAGTCAGTCCGTCACGCACGAACCCTTCGGCCCGCTCGGGCAGGCGCGCGGCGAGGCAGACGCCGGCGATGTCACGAGCGTTCTGAATCGCCGAGTCGACCGTTGCTCGATCCCGCAAGCCCGACGCGGTGACGATGCTTTCCGCCAAGCTCGACAGATTCGCTTCGCGGCACGCGTTGAATACGTATGTCGCAAGCTCGCCAGAGTTGTTCTGCGGGGCTGGCGGCTCGATGACCGGCAGCTCGATGACCGGCAGAGGATCATTCACGGGCGGCGGCTCGTTCGCAGGCGGGGGCTCGTTCACGGGAGGCGTATCGTCAGATGCAGCTACCAGTGCCTTGACAGGTTCCGGCGGGTTCTTGAAACGCGCGAGCAGCTCAATCGCCGTGGTCGAGGCAGCGAGGCGCACCGGCTCCTCGATCACGTCGCAAAACCCGAGCGCCTGAGCCTCCAACGCGGTGAGCCACGTCTCGGCATCCATCATCGCGACGATGTCCTCGTCGCTCTGCCCGCTCTTGCGACGATAGGCGGCCAGGATCCCGTCGCGGGCCTTGTCCATCATGTCGGCCGTCGAGCGCAGATCCGCTGCCGACCCCGCTACCACCGTCCACGGGTTATGGATCATGAGCATGGCGTTTTCCGGCATCACGATCTGGTCGCCCGCCATCGCCACAAGGCTCGCTGCCGACGCGGCCACGCCGTCGATGCGAGCCGTCACCTTGCCGGCGTAGCGGCGCAACGCGTTATAGATGGCGAACGCATCGAACACGTCGCCACCCGGCGAGTTCACCGCGACGATCACTTCAGCGGCGCTGGTCGCCGCTTCGTCGAGCTGTGCGATGAACGTCTTTGCATCGGTGCCCCAAAACCCGATTTCGTCGTAAATCCGAATCTCGGCAACCGCGGCCCCTTGCGCGTTCGTCAACGCCTTGATGTCCCACCACTTGCGATTCTTCATCGAGGTATCTCTTAAGTTGGTAAATCGCCCACGGCATCCCGAGAACGTGGATCCGAGTCGTATTGCAGCCCCAGCCCATCGGCACGCGCGTTGTCGGCCGCGTTCTCCTGGTCGACCTGTTCCGGGTCCTCGCCTTGCTTGAGAACCGACGCCGACCGGCTGGTAAGGCCCGCACGAATCGCAAGCTTCTGTGCGTTCACGTCCTGCACGGGATTGATGTAAGGCCAGCCCTGCGGCACCCATCGCACGCGTAGATACTCGCGACGCGTACGATGGAAATCCGGCATGGGGATAGCGCCCGACAACGCACACGCATCGATCCACCACGCCCACACACGGTCGCAGTACTGGTGAATAAAAATGTTCCATTGGAGCTGCTCGATCGCCCGCCGGAATTCGTTGAGCAGCACACGCAGCACGCGGTCACTCACCTCCCGTAGATCTCCGGTCAGCACCTCGTACGGCATGCCGACCGAGGCGGCTGCCGCCATCAATTGCTGGCGCATGAACGGGACGTAGTCGTTGCCTGCACCAGGCGGCGTCGCAAACGCCACCTCCTCACCGGGGGCCAGTTCCTGCATCGAGCCCGGCTCCAACGACACGATCGGCGAAAAGCCGTCCGAGTCGTAGACGATCTGCTGTCCGGTCATCGGATCGATGTCCGCGCCCGGCCCCATCGGCACGGTCGACGGCTTCGTGACGAAGCCCGCGAACAAGTTGCTCACCTCCTGTCGAAAGAGCACGGCGTCATCGAAGTTATCGAGCGAGTGCAGGCGCAGCAGCACCGTCGCCAGCTCAGGCACGCCGCGAATCTGTCCCGGTCGAAGCGGCTGGAATACGTGCGCGATGTCCTCTGCCGGCACGGGCACCGTCAACATGCCGCCCATGTTGAGCCGGTTGTACTCGCCGGGGTGACGCCGGTACAGGTGGTAGGCGACTCGCTTATCGTTCGCATCGAACTCGATGCCGTGGAGAATTTCGCCACCACCTGGGCGCACCTCGTTCTTTTCAACGGGCAACAAATCGGCTTCGAGCAACTGCACTTGCATGGGCACCGACAGACCTTCTGCCGGGCTCACGTAGCGACGCCGGAGGATCGCTTCGCCGTCGCTGAAAAACGCGCGAGCCGCCAAGGTCTGCTGTCCGTAGATATCAAGCTGCCCGTCGTGATCGGCCTCCTTCACCCAATCGTCCCAAAGTTGCTTTAGGCGCTTTTGCGTCGCCTTGTCAGGGTGCTGGGAATGCGGCTGGATGCCCGTGCCGATTGTGTTCGAGACCAGGCGTGCTATCGCGGTCTTGGCCCACGGATCGTTGCGGATGGCGTCCCGCGAGCGGCTGCGCATGAGCGGCAGGTTTTCTACGGCCGCAGCGCTCGGTCCCGCGCCAGACGTCCTCCACGTTCGCGCCCGCGCGCCAGCCGAGCTCGCCGACTCGTAAGCGGCGGCCTTCACCCGGCCCGGCACGACAAAACCGCGTTGCGCGAGTGCCGGGAAAGAGCGAGTCATCTCACCCCCTTGCCGACATGGCGTAGCCGAAAGATCCGCGAACGCGGGGTCTGACTATACAAGGACCGAACGATTTCGGTTTGCGCCTCACGCAATTCAGAGATCGACCGATACTTGACCTTGCGATCGTGGTACTGCACTTCGAGCTCGCCCTTCGCAATCGCTTTCTGAATGCGATCGAGGTCCGCTTGTGTATAGGCCATAAGGTCACTCCTACCGCCGGCGTTTCAGATAAGACGAGCTCCCCATCCGCCTCCCTGATAGGCGAGCGGCCGGGGGCTGCGTCGGTGTGGTCGTGTGTGCAACGGGCTGCTGCACCTGCGCAGCAGCGGCCGGTGAGGTCAGCGAGGCTGGTCGTGGATCCGAGGTCGCGGGCACAGTAGAGACTTCGATCTGCTCGACTGGCGGCGTTTCACGCCCTTCGGCAGCAGGCGGCACGCTGGCCTCGATCAGCCGGAAGAGATCGTCTCGTTCCAGGTTCTTTTGAAGCGTCTCCCACTGGAACGGCCGGTATCTCGGTAGGCCGATGAACCACGCGGCGGCCATGTTGTAGACCATGATGTCCAGCACCTCATTGCGAGCTGCCTTCGGCTTCCACCATTCCCGCTTCGCCTTGCCCCCGATCCACTTCGTGACCAGGCGCTCGACGGTGAGCTGCGAAAAGAAGTCGGCATTCAGGTCGGGCGAGAAGTGCACACGATGCGATCCACTCCCCTCCAATTTGAGCCAACCCGTGAGTTGCTCCTTAGCGGCGAAGGTTCCGATCGGATAGATGTACGCGCCATTTTCGATCTTCACGCCCATCCAGTTGAAGTCCTGGGCGCTGCGCTTGCCGAGCACCGGCCGCTTCTCCTCGCCGAATCCCTTCACGCCGAAGAACCCTTCGTGCGCGTGATTGCGTAGCCACGCGTAGCAGCGCTGCGCGTTATAACCGGTGTCTACCGCACAAGCCCGCACATACAGGTCGCGGCCCCATGCGTTGCGCACCGGCGTGCGCATAATCTCGCGCATCTCCGTCCACGGTTCCTCCTCGTTGGTGTCTCCGTACACGACCCGGTAGTCGACGATCCACGCCTCCTCGCCCATACCCCACGCGACGATGAGACCCTCAAGTCGGTCCGGCTGGACGTCGATCGCGCCCGTAAGAACGAGACCGCCTGGTGGCACCGTGCCGAGGCGATAGGTCTCGGCCTTCGCTCGCTCTAACAACATGTGCGACTTGACGCGGTCGCCCGGCTGCTCCCATGTCAACGCGAGCCGCGTGTTCCAGAATTTCTTCATCTTCGCGAAGTCGCCAGCATCTGCCGCCTTCTGTGCTTCGATGAATTCACGTACAAGCGCCGGCCACCGGACCCAAGGCGAGTACAGCGAATTGATCCAGAACCCCGCCGCCTTGTTCGGACCAGATGCTTCCGCAATCCAACGGCCGTCCGCCAGCAGATCCGGCTTGTGGCGCTCCTCGATCAGCCCCGAGCACTCCGGCTCGACGCAGATATACATGGCCGTGTCCGGGTCGTCGTCAGTCCAGACGAGCCGCCGCCGGTCATCGGGATCCGTCCAGATCAACGGCTGCTCGGTGCCGCAGTGCGGGCACTTCACGTAATACCGGCGACGGTCGCTATTGAGATAGCGAAACTCGATCTCAGATGCGTCTCGCTCAGTCGGCGTCGACGTGTAAAGTCGCTTTGCCCGCGCACCAAATGTGTCCTGACGGTTCGATGCCAGGCCGATCGGATCGCCCTCGCCATCGACGTCATTCGGATAGCCGTCTACCTCGTCGAAGTGGATGTTGCGCGCCGGCATCGAGCGCAGACCAACTGCGCTGTTAGCTCCCGTCACGACGACCATCGAGCCGCCCTCGAACTCTTTTTCGAGGATGGTGTTGGCGCTATCTCGGGATCGCTTCTCCGATGACTTCGCCTTGATGGCGGGCGTGTTTTCGACCATCTCCGACAAGCGCTGACGACTCCAACGCTTGGCGAGGTTCAAGGTGGGCAGCACGACCAGGAACGGACTCGGCACCCGGTCGATTGCGTAGCCGAGCCAGTTCATTCCCGTTTCGCTTTTTCCCACCTGCGTGCCCGCCACGAACACGACGTCCTGCACGGGGCTGGTCACCGACAGGCAGTCCATCACCTCGCGCAGGTACGGTGTTCGCGAGGTGCGCCATTCGCCGGCCTCAGCGGCCACCTTGCGCGACAGTTGCCGATTGTCGTCAGCCCACTCCGAGACCTGCACGACCGGGTCGAGCGCCAGCCCCGCTCGCCACGCATCTGCGGCGAGCGTCCAAGCGTCTACGGCTCCCATTAATGAGCCGACCCGGAAGTCGATCGCGCCGGCACGATGACCGTCGTCGAGATCTGCTTCAAGCAATCGCGCATTTCGTTTTCCAGCATCTGCAGCACCTTCAACGGGTCGGATTCGAAAGCCACCTGCAGGTGGACTCGTTCGGGCAGCGCCAGCAGCCGATCGCGCACCTGCCGCGCGAGCTGCTCGGTCGCGAGTCGCATGGCGTTCGCGTCGACGAGCTCGTTATCGAGCTTCTTGCGCTCACGCTCCGCGACCAGCGCCAGCTCCATCTCGCGTTTTTCACGCCAGTAGTGATAGCGGCCCCCAGACGTGCCGGGAGAAGAGGCAGGCGAGTCGTCGGGCGCTTCATTTGCCCTCGCCTTGGCGGGATCCAGCTCGACCCCAACGTCCCGTTCGCGGCGATGGTCCGCCCACCGATCCTGGACGCCCTTCTTGCTGGGGTCGGACGTGACACCGAGCAAGGCGTCGGTCGCCGCCCAATCTACAAGCGCCGCATCGGGCGAGAGCACCAGGCGCTCCTCTTTCAGCAGCTTCGCCACGTACGACCGGTTCCATCGCCGCATGCGGGCGTACTCAGCCTTCCGCACGAATTGTTCGGGGGTTTTGTCCATAGGGGGAGTGGTCGGTAAACGCGGTAAACAACGGTAAACGCAAACAGGTGAACAAACTTCGTTCACCTGTTCACTAACTTCAAAGTTCCTTGGCTAGCGCAAACACGCGGGTCCCCAGCCCCGCTTGAGGCGGCGACCGATAGGGTCCCCGGTCCGTAGCGCTTGACAACGATGCGTGAGCCCGCGTCAGTCAGTCCGGCCCAAGCAGGCCGCGAACGCTTTCCGAGCAGGGCTCAAAGCAGACCGCCGAATACGACGGGGCAAACAAAAAGCCCCGGGGCTCGCGCGCTCGGGGCTAGGGAAATTCAGGGCGAACGACTCCGCCGTACTCAGCAGGCTCCGCTAATTCTTCTTTTGTCCCGTTGAGGTTGCACGACTAACGCGCGGTGCCAGCGACATCTCTTTCTAGTAAAGCATGCGCAAGTTTACGCAGGTCTCTCGAATTTCACAAGCGCTCTCGCTTGCGAGAACTTTCTACTCTTAAAGAATGTAGCGCTCCAGAGTGGACCATCTCAGATCCACCTCAATTGATCGAGACGTTTTCCGTATTTTGCAATGCTGAGCGTCAAACGCTCCCCCGCACCTCTAGCTTGTAACTACCTTAGAACCTGCTATGCTAAATTTTGATAATCGCCTTCAGCAAAATAGTGGTCGATTAAGCGGCCGCCACAACCCGACATCGCGGGATACGACAATAAGCACAAACCGCGCCGCAGACGGATAGTCCGTTGTTCTTCCGCCGTAAACGTGTTTCACCTTCATCTCCCCCGGAATCGGAGGCCACCATGGCCAACAGTCGCTGGGCGGTCATCCTTTGCAAATTTGAGGACGACACGGACCCCACGCTCCCCATAGAGCACTACAAACGGCTGTTTACAGGCGCCGGGGTTGGCTCGTTCAACATGGTCGATTTTTTCAGCACGATGTCACACGGGAAGATAGATACCAGTGGGTCACAGGTCTTCGGCTGGTTCAAGCTAGCGCTGAAAAAGGCGGCCTATGCTGGCAATGTGCCGAGTCCGCCCCAAGGCAAAGTAAACCGCGATGGACTTGTGGCGGCTTGCCGTCAAGCCGCCAGCGATGGTGGAGTTCCGCTCTCGTCGTTTGATGGCGTCGTCGTCTCGATGAGCGGTCAAGTCGACCTCTTCGGCTATGTTGGTGGAATGGCAGCATTCTGTGACGTCGGTAGTCTCAGTCCAAGCCCACTTGGGCAAGAAATGGGGCACGGATATGGTCTCGACCATGCTCGTCGTAATGGATCGGACGCTGAGTATCAAGATCCGTGGGATGTCATGAGCGTCTATGACTCGTGTTTCATGCAAACAAACGACGAGTGGGGTACCGTCGGCCCAGGCCTGAATGCGTGGTGCATGCGATCCGTTGGATGGCTCGATGAGACGCGAGTGTGGTCGGCAAATGACGGCACACCCTACAACACAGTGATCCATCTTCGCCCTCTGCATCGCCATGACCTGCCGGGTCTTCTGGCCGCCGACGTGTCCGGCTATTTAATTGAATATCGCGCGAAAGAACGCTGGGATGCCGATTTTCCACGTTCGGCGGTATTCATCCATCGCTTCCAAGATAACCATTCGTATGTGATGACGGGAAGTGCCGGACAGTTCGATCTAGTTGCAGGCGATGTCTTTGAGAGCGGTGATCCTAATGGCGCGTTCAGCGCGTTCAGCCAGGTAGAGGTTATCGCCATTGACGATACCTCACTGACCGCCACCCTCCGGCTGACATATAGGCCTCACATACCATTGCGCGTCCCAGAACTTGTTGGTCGCTTGGTCGGTGGCGTTGCAGTCGGCGGTGGTGGTGGAATTATCATCGGCGGTGTGTATCACCCCGTGGGTCCAGTAGGCCCTGTGACAGTCATCATCCAGCAGCTAGCGAACTATTTGGCCGTCAACTCCATCAGCAACGCGGCGATTCGCTCCGCTGCGCAACGCGATGCGCTAACTGCAATTACGCAAGCAGTCGCCGCTCAGATGACGCAATTGCAACCTATGCGCACCCCCGCGCCTTTGACGAACAGGAGGACAACGACGCCGGGATGACCTCGCTACCAGACGCCCTATCGAGAAGGCTAGCGCGGCGAGTGCAAACGACACCTATATGTTGGCAGGCTGTCTGAATTCGTTCAAACAGCCCGTCCCCCTCCAAAGAGCGCATCCGTTCGGCGTCACCTGTCGATGTCGCGTTTTCCGCCTAGTCGTGCGCGGAATTGACTTTCCGTTTCACAGTCAACGCGCTCAAGCACGGAATGCAGCCAGTCAAACCTTGACTTCCACCGTCGACGATAGAGGTCAATCGCAATACCAAGCGCGATCGCGCGCTTCGCATGATTCACTGATTCTTTGCCGGACCCGGCACAGTGATTGCAAAGATGCGGCACTTCGGCAAACGGCGTCTCTTCGCGAAAGCCCTTACCGAGGCACGCGTCGCATAGCGAGCGATCTGCAATAGGCCAGTAACTGAAGCGCTCTCGGTTGTGCACCGCTTCGCGAATCGGAGCGCATTGTCCGCAATCAATGCGTCTCGTGACGCGACCTCCGCCGCCGAGCATGCCGCGACCACGACACACGCTGCACTGATCCCCGAGCCACTCAAGGATCACCTGTTCTGCGAATCGCACCAGCAACGCAGGCTCGTCGGAGCGCTTCTCTTCATCCGACCGTTGTGTATCGCGCATCTTCGCGATACCGGACATCTTGCCGCGCTTGAACCGGCTGCCTTCGGAAATACGACTTGCGAGCAACAGCGACGAACGACGCAACGCACGGCGCCGCAAGTCCTGCCCGTACTTCATGTGCCACAGCATGTTGCCGAGCTCGTCGACCATCGCGAGCGCACCCAAAGTTACTTGGCGATCCGGCGCAACGTCCGCAAGCTGCACCCGGACGTTCATTGCAATTCCGGCTCTTTCTTTGAGGACGCTCATCGGCTCACTCCTTTATGTCCCAATGTCCTAATGTCCCAAAGGGAAAGGGTCGTAGGGGTGCGCATGCGCGCGCGACATGCGCCATCCGTGCACGTCGCGTACGTCGCACGCACTCGCGCATCACGCGAGGCAACGCTTGGGACGTTGGGACATGAGACAGCACGCAGCGCGCCGATGCTGGCGCAATAGCGCGCCAACGTTGCAAGGCTGGCGCGCTGTGACGACACATTAGCGAACGCATGGCGGTTCATCGGCGGGTATCGACGGATCAAAGCGGGCTGTCGTCGTCATCGCCACCGACCAGCGCTGGCGCTTCGGCGGCGCTCATGACGGGCTCGGGAGCCTTGGTGTAGTACCAATCGCGTGTGCCCGTCGTGTGGCGCTTACGAACCCATCCAAGGGATTTCATCGCCTTGCCGATGCGGCGTTGCTCGGGTAGCGTCCACTTCGACGTATCCAGCTTCAATACGTCGGCGAGGATCTCTTCCATCGTGATGGTGCTGACGAGCTCCAGGTGACGAGCGATCTTGCTCTCGTAGACGTCGCCTTCGTACCGCTCGGCCTGCTCCATCTCAAACAGGTGCTTCTCGGACTCGCTCACGTGCCAGCGTGTGCCCTGCTTATAGAGGCGCACCGCTTCTGCCCACAATTGATCACGGTCGCGAGCAAGGGCTGCCGTATCCACCGGCCCCTGCACGCGGATCGGCCAGTAGCGCCGATTGCCTGATTCGTCTTTCAGGTAGGTGTCGAAGTTGACCGATCCGGCGAACACGCACTGCCGGTGAACGTCCGTTGCGCGCTTGCCGTAGAAGTTACGGAAGCGGTCCGTCTCGGTGGCGAAGAAGCCCTTGGCCGTCGACGAATCGGCCTTGTTGAACGAGTCGAGTTCGCTCAGTTCGATGATCCATTTGCCGGACATGATCGCGTAGGTGTCTTTCTCGCCGAGTCGGATCTGCGCGTCGGTGAACCAAGGCTTGCCTGCGAGGATCTGCAGTGCCGTCGACTTACCCCACCCTTGCCCGCCTTCGAGGATCAAGACGTTGTCGACCTTGCAGCCGGGCTTCATGACACGGGCCACTGCCGCCACCATCCACTTCATTCCGGCCAGACGTATGTATTCGCTGTCGGTCGCGTGCAGGTAGGTGACCGGCCACGTCTGTACTCGAGGCACGCCGTCGTGTACGAGCCCTTCGAGATACTCACGCACGTCATGGAAATGATGCTTATCGGCTTCGAGCAACACTGCCCGCATGACGATGTCGGGACGTACAGCCAGGCCAAACTTCTGCGACATCCACAGCTCGCAGCGTAGATCGTCCATATCGGACCACTCGCCGACCTCGCCATCGGGAAACGGCGGTGCTCTACGCTTCACCACGCGGCCAGCGAAATCGTCCTGCGCGATGACGCCCTGCCAGTCCTCGTGGTTCGACAGGATCATGAACACGTTGCCAAGGGTGGGCAGCAAGACGCCTCGATCTGAGCGCGCGAGGTCCGCGTACCATGACCGGGGTTCGCGCTCCGCAACGTCGGCGCTTTCCTCCGTTGCAGCGCCAGCGGACGTTGCGTCGGTCGTAGTCCCGTCGCCGAGCACCTTGCGCACGCCGTTCGCGGACTCGGGCGAGACGACGCCGGCCGCTTCCATCGCCTCAATTAGGCGAGCGGCACGATTAAAGCCGATGCGCAGAGTACGCTGAACGAGCGATGCGGACGCGCGGCGTTCCTTGCGCACCCGCTCGACGGCGCGATCATAGAGGGGGTCGTCGGCAGTGTCGACGGCGTGGAGGTGCGGAAATGGCGGTACGTCACCGGCGGCCGGAGCAAGCGCTGCCAGCAGCCCCCCTTCAATTTGTGCCTTGACCGCGTCCAGCCCCTCTTCGCAAAGAAGATCGTTGAAGTCAGTCAGTTTGCGGTCTTCGCGGTTCGCAAATGTCGGATAGACGACGCTCGCGTTGCCTACCTCGGCTGCCGCCTCGTAGGCGCGTTTGAGGCCCGTGTTTTCAAAGCGGCGCTTGCGCTCAGGCATCACATCGTTACCGATCGACAACTCCAGGTATCCGATGCCCTTGTCGTCTCGCTTCGCCTGCACGCGCACCATGTACCACGTGTTCTTCGCATCGATGCGCACGGCCTCGCCGTTGATCACGAGCTCGCCCTCGAAGTCGTAGTTATCGGCGAGGTGATCGCTCAGGCGCTGCTCGATCTTCCAGTCGTCGTCGGCGCAGATGAGCAGGTGCAGATCGGGATAGGCCGCGCGCAGGTAGCAAGCGGTGGGCAGGATGCCGCCGGCATCGAAACATACCGACAACGGAATCCGCTCAGCCGTCGCCATGCGAATCGACCGGCCGGTGGCATAGCCCTCCGCGATCATGGCGACCTTGTCTTCCGCGCCAACGTCGCCGAGCAACAGCGAGGTGCCCTTCTTTTCCATACCCTTGTTAAACCGCTTAGCCCCGTCTGGCGTGACCTTCTGGAGGCCGGCAAGCCGGATGCCACCCTCATAGACGAACATGGGCACAAGCAAGTCGCCCGCGTCGTCGAAGCGCACGGCTTCCGGCGTAATCTGTTTGCGGTCAAGATAGGCGGAGCTGCCCTCGTCTCGCGCCTTCTGCCATTGATCGGCCGCACGATTCGCCGCCAATTTTGCAGCGCGTGCGGACTTTGCTGCCTCCTCGCGCTCGACGGCTTCCTGCCGCTTGCGCGTTTCGGCGAGATCCTCCGGCGTGAGCGTTGCTCCGTCCCATTGGAATCGCTCGGTTCCCGGATCGTCGCCCAAGAAATGCCCGAACGTGCCGGTGTATCCGATCACCACGCCCGCGCGGACCACTTCCCGCAGTTGATACCACCACTTCTTTTGTCGGCCATACCGATGATGCTTGCCGTCTGCTACCGGATGCCCGGCGGGTAACTCAGGGTGTCCCGCCGCTTTCAGTTGGTTGATGACCTGGTCTATCGAAGACATGCAGCGATTCTCCTTACGAATTGAGCTTTAGAAAGGCTAGTGCGCCAGGCAGCGCGACCCGCCACAAACATGTGTGTGCGGACCTGAAATCGACCCGACCTCGGATTGCGGCGGCGCAGGGCCGTGCACGATGTTTTCAAAGTCACTTTGGTCCCGGAGCGCGACGACCGCGCATTAGGTGCCACTCGGCGTCATGGCGTGTGAACAGAGCGTCGTATTCCTCGACGCTGAGATACCAGCCGATGTATTCAAAAAAAGAACGCCGCTCGTCTCTCGTCGGACGGGCGGCGCAGAATCGGGCGGCTCCAACAGTCCACTCACTCACGACGCCGAGGGAGCGACAGGCGGCCAGGAGCACGTCCGCGGGGAAGGGGCTGAAGAGCGGCACGAGGAAGCGTTCCACCGCCTGCGGCTCTTCAGTCTTAACAATCGCAAGCCTGTGCATGGCGCACGCGAACCGGGCGTCGATGTCGCAGGCAAGGCCAATGCGCACCCGGTCTGGATTGCAGCAAATTCGATCTATCGGAAACGACTGCATAGCCTACTTACGGCGCAGCTTCGAGAGTCGGAGCGTCGTGCGGATCAGCCGCTCGAATAGGCGCTGGCCCTTGCGGCTCACCACCGTCAGCGTTTCGGCTTCCTGCAGGTCGATCCGCCTGTCCTGCACGGCGCGAATGACCTCGGTGGCGACCTCGCCGACATGCGCCTGCAGGTCGAGCGTGGCGGTGGTGAGCGACTGGATGTCGTGAGGCTGGTCTTCGTCCGCCGAATAGTCGGCGCTTGGCATGGGCGCAGCGATCAGCCCAAAGCGCTCGTTCAAGGCGTGCAGCGCGTCAAGCGCGAACGGTTCGCTTTCGCGCTTCTCCTGCATCCATTCAAGCAGCAGCTCGAACATCTCCATCGAGAGCCGGTTCTCACCCTCGCCCCGCAAACGCAGACGCAACGTTTCCGACGTGATGCTTTTGCCGCGCCGGAGAGCAAGGAAGTTGGCCGCGTCGGCCACGCCACCCGGTGAGTTACGGACAGACGTGTAAAGCACGTCGAGCCACTCTGTTCCGCTGTATCTGCAAGTCATACGGCCCCGGTTCTTTGGAAAATGTCTTTTTCATACTTTTTGCCGCTCTACCCCGTCCGTACGATGCGGACATGAACAAACCTACGGCAAACCCATCACAACAAGAGAGCAAACGCGATGCTGGGGAGACACGCCTGACCGGCGAGTCGAGCGTCGCAGCGCGTCGCTCCATCGGCGGGAGCCCGTGCCATGTTTAGGAAACCATCAGTGCGCCACGGGAAAGCAATCGGCCGTCGCCGGTTGCTCAGGCAGACTCGCGAAGTAATCGTGCAGGGCTTGGACGGTCGAAACCCGTGGGTCCACGACGATGCGGCAGGCAATCTTGGTGAGCGTCTGATAGGGGACGCCGCTGGCCTTGGCGATATCGGGCCAAGCGCCTTTTGCTTGATCCAAACCGCGAAGGACGGAGGAAAGCATTGGTTCTTGCTGTATCCGCACGGGAATACCTCAAAGGGGAAACAGTGATGAAAGTTTATCCCCAAAAGGATATTTCCGCAACCGGAAAGCATCCGCCAGATATCCCGCAGAGGAAGGCGACGTTCGGCATTATTTTGCGAATGAACTCGACGCCCATTCGCGAAGTCCTCGCGGCCAATATTCGACACTACATGCGCGAAGTCCCCTCCGTGGACACGCAGGTCAAGCTCGCAAAGAAGGCGGGTATTTCACAAAGTTCAGTCGCACGCGTCCTCGCTGGAAACATCGATACGCAGATCAGCATCGTCGCCGCTCTCGCTGAAGCGATTGGCATTCGCCCGGCAGATTTGCTCTTAGAAGCGTCCACAGATGAAATAAAACCGCTGCTGGACTTAAGAAAACTGGCGATGTTGCCGAAAGTAGAACAAGAGAAGATAAAGTCATTCGCCGATTTCGTATTTAGCCAGGCAGCGGCCAACAGCGACGAGCAGCGCTCCACTGGAGCGTCGTTGGAAGCTGAACTCAAGCCTTCTGCTAACGAGAAATTACGCGCTAAGCGCCTAGCTCAACGACCATTATCTAACGACTCGTTGAGCATTGAACCACATGACCAAAGTGACAAAAGGGGCCGAGGGCGCCGGCACCAAAAGTAACGTCCTGCCGTTTCAAACAGGTTCCGAGGGTGCAAGGATCGCTAGACAGCAGGCGGTTCGAGAGCATCTTATGGCTCTCGCCTGCAGGGATGGCGCAGAGAGCGCGATAGCTAGTGCATGTGCGCTACTTCAAGAAGACGGCACGGTGCACATTGCCGCAAAAGGAATTGATCCAGATATCGCGCCTCGCATCGCCGACGCACTCGATCGGTTGACTGACGCGGTCAGGTGCCACGCATTGAAGGCCCGTCGGCAAACGAGGCAACGTGGCAGCGGCACCCTTAGCGTATCTATCATGATCGGCTTCATGGCCGCAACATTCATCAATCAGGTGGCGTGGATTGATGCCGCGCTAATCTTCGGCGCGCAGCTGATCGCCGCCCGCCTAGCCCTTCCCGGCATCGCCCGCTCACCATCCCCTAACGCATAGCCGAACCCGCCCTTTCGCGCGTGGGGTGCGTGCGAGGGCATCTTTCCGTCAAAAGATATCCTTTTGGGGATTGACAATGAAATATCCCTCACGGGATACTTACCTCCATTCGCGCCACGTTCGTCGCGTCCCAATGGAGAAAACCGTGAATCGCCTCCCCGACCACCATACAGCACACCGTGTTGCCGCCCTGCGTGCGATGCAGGGCCTGCCGTTCCGCATCCCGCCCGGCCACACCGTCTATCGCCAAAGTGACTTTGAAACCTCGAAGCTCGTTCGGTACGTCGTCTTCTTGGGCTTCATTGTTGTCATTGCCGCGTTGTTCGAGCCCGATCCGACGCCGCCCACGGCACGGCCACTCCCGACAGCAGAGTATTCCGCTCCCTCGCCGGTTCGCGCGACGACTTAGGTGACGCGACGGTGGACCGCATACCCGTTTCCGAAGCCGATCTCGCAAAGGAGTTTCGTCTCCGGCGCGTTCGCGGATCCGCAGTCGACGCCGTCACCAATCCCGCCCTTCGCATTTGCTTGACCACCTGCGCCGAGCTCCGCAAAAGCCGGCGCGAATCGCAGCAACCCGAGCCGGACCTGAAGCGCCTTGCGGCCGGCGACACCGACTGAAGAGACCATGCCACGAATAAACGAGCTACCGCACCGCGACGTGCAGCGCACCGACACGCTCGGCCTGTGCACATTTGTGAAATACGACCCGGTGGCACCGCGTGCCACCACCCCGGTGATGGTCGGCCCGTACGTCGTGCACCGTAAGCCACTCCTGGGCAGCGTGCACACGCTTTATATGATCATGGATGGCACCGATGTAGCCCGGACGCAGATTTCATATCCGAGCGAAGGCGACTGCGCGAGTGCCCTGAGCGCTATTAAGAACGCTCGCCGCATTGCGAGCGCGGCAATTGGCAAGGCGAAGCGGGCAAAGAAAGGTTGGCGAGCCAAGCCAATGAGCGTGAAGGAGGTCGCATGATCATCTCCTACGCAATTGCCGTGACTCTCTGTATCGCCGTGTGGCTGTTACTGCAAAACGGCCGCCGTCGCGTTTTTGGTGCAGCCTTCGGGTTGTTCAATTCTCTCCTCTGGATCTTCGCCAGCGAGCCCGCCGGCGCTCACGGCGTCACAGTCGTAGCAGCACTGTGCGCTTTGCAGTTCGCTTGTTTCCTCTTGGCCGTCGCCAGCGTCGCCGTTCGGAGGGCACATGCGCACTGAGCTTTCGCCAATCGCCAAGCATTTGCTCGCGATGCTCGACCAGTCCGTCTACCTGACCACGACCCGTATCGTGCACGCCCTGCCAGATGCCGACGACCGCGCGGTCGCCATCGAGATATGCAAGCTCATTCGCGCCGGCATCGTCACACGCGGCTTTGTTCGCCACTCCGAACCGCTTGAAATTGCCTATTGGCTTGAATCCAAACCCCGTCCGCCTGGTGTGGTCGGACCGGGCATCGTGACGGCGGCGGACTTCGCGAGCGAAGCACGAGCCAACTTGCCGGAGGTGCGCCATGATTAAGACAAGTGATCTACAGCTCGACGAGCCCATCGTCACCGGAAACACCAAGGCGGCAATAAAAGCAGCAGGCGGTGGATCTTCCGACCTCTGGACCGTGCCGCCGTCAGCACTTCATTGCGATCCAAACGACAACGTACGACCGGTCGACTGGGACCGCGTACGTCGCATCTCTGACAACATGAAGATCCGTGGATACGACCGCAAGGAGCCGCTCGGCGGGATCGTTAGAAAGATCGACAGCGAAGATCGGATCTACGTGTATATCGGCCAACATCGGTATCACGCTGTCATGCTCGCCGTGAGCGAGGGCGCCGACATTTCCCGTGTACCGATCATCATTGATGAAGCGAAGTCGGTAAGCAGGACCAATCTGATCATCGCTGGCGTTCTCAGTAATGACGGCGAGAACCTTTCGCCGCTCGAACTGGCCGGCGCAATCGCCAATCTCCGCCGAGAGGGACTCGATCAAGCAACGATCTGCAAGCAGCTCAGCATCACCGATCAAACCGTTCGTGACTGTGCGCTGCTGGAGTCAGCTCCAGCAGGCATTCACGAGCTCGTGCGCACGAAGGTTATCGCCGGGACGCTAGCGATTCAGGAAATCCGTCGACACGGTGGCGAGAAAGCTCTGGAGCGGCTCACGTCCGCCGCGACAGAAGCCAAGGCAAGCGGCAAGGCAAAGGTCACCAAGAAAGCTCTCGCAAAATCCGCAACCGACAAGATCAGCTTCGCGCAGGCAAAGCAACTTTTGCAAGCGTTACAGAGCGTCCTACATGACCCCCTGTTCGGCAAGCTCTCGCCGGGAACTATCGCGGGCGTCCACACCGCCCTCACTCCGCTCGCAGATCTGCTCGATGCCGCACCGAAGAAGCGTAAGCACCCGATTCACACGGCAAATAAGCATGGCGTTTTCACCGCCTGCGAAGTGATCCGTGCGCAAGCACCGCGCAATCGCTCAGGCTCATCTCCCGCTGAAATCTGTCTTGCGCAGCCGGAGGAAGGCACATGGATCTTCTCAACGTCGCTGAGCATTGGCAGCGGCTACACAGGATCCCTTCCGTCATTGCACGAATTCACGGCCACCTTCCCGACGCGAGGGCAAGCGCTCCGGGCTGCGGTTTCCGAAATCACTCGCCTGATGGATAACCCGAAGACGCGGGCTGCGAAAGAGGCCAAGGGATTACATGAGTGGCTGGACAAGTTGTATGCCATGCCCGATCCGGACTGGACTGAAGAGATGGCCGACGCCGCGAAGGGAGTGTCATGATTCGCCCGGCCATTTCTACCCCACGCCCGCTGCCGCAAGAGCGGGAACACGCGAAAAAGCGCGGAGCGCTCGGAAAGCTGCGCGCCGTTCCGGCCCACAACCCGAACCCGAACGGCAACGGGCTAGCGCCCGCCAAGGCCTTCCAGAAAGACGATGCGCCGCTCGCGCGGCGAACAACTATCCAGAGGAACGAGGGCGAGTCGAAAACCCGACTCGCCATGTTTGCGCGCATCGACGCCCTTCGCATCGAGGTCCGGCAGCTGGCGGAGGACGTCGCCCTCGCGGCCGACATCGAGCTGCTCGACCTCATGCGCGATGAACTGGGCAGCTATCGCCGGCACAAAGCCGCTCAAGAAGCACGCACGTGGGCTGGCGCTGCCAGCATCCAACTTGAAACTGGACTAATGATGCTCGACCGCGCATTGCGGCCGACGTCCATTTGAGAATCACCATGCCATACACCAACTTGGACCTGTTGACCCTTCACGCGCAGGCATGCGCAAGAGTACTGAAAACGGACCGGACCTTAACGCCCGACGTCGACGCGTTCTGGCCGATCTACCTTCGAGCAGTGCTATCAGCCCCGCCCTTTACCAAGGTGGGCTCTGAAGGGGAAGACACAGCTCGACTTGACTGGCTGGAACGCAATGCCGCGCATTCGTCTTACTTCGATCTAGTGACGCTGACCTTCACTTCCAAAGAACAATTTGAAGGATGGACCAACCTCCGCGAAACGATTGATTCGGCTCGACGTTCCGAGGAGCAGCATCGGGGAGATGACGCATGATCCTCGCATTTAAAGCAATCGCTGGCTCCTTCTTGATCGCACTCCCGGTAGCCCTGCTTCTTGGACGCTTCATCCGGATTAACCGACCCACAGATATGCACGATGAATGGGTACGTTCAGGAGACCCAGATGTGAGAGTAGCCGCCACACCATCGGACCGTATCCCAGAAAACCTCGTATCTCTCGCCGCAGGAGGCGACTCACAATGAAACTGTTGACCCAAGCATTCATCCTGGAGAAATTTGGTCCGCGCCTGACCATGGCACAACTGGCGACGTTGCTATGCCTGTCTGAGGGAACTATCCGCAATCAAGTTAGCGCCGAGTGCTTTCCTATTCCGACTTACAAGGAAGGCGCTGGACGCTTTGCTGCCTACGACGCCGTTGCCGATTACTTAGACGCGATGTCAGAGAAGGCCCGAGCAAAAGCCGCAGCTTAGGCGGGCGTCAAGACGTTTTAATCAGTTTTAGCCGTCCCTTCTTTGCAACCTGAACCGGATCGAGATTCGTATACCGCTTCAGGTTGCGCCAATCCTTGTGCCCCGTCACGGCGGCCACTTCCGGGATCTCCCAACCCGCCTCAAACAACGCGCTGGTGGCTTCATGCCTCAGATCGTGCAAATGTAGATCCTCGATGCCCTTGGCCCGGCATGCCTCCAAGAAATACTTGCTGGCCGTCCCCTTATCGAAACGAAAAATGTATTCGTTCTTGTGAGGCGGCACAGTCGGATCGGCTGCTTGCCTGGCCGCATACGCTTCCGGCACCGGGTAACGCGGCTGACGCAGGATTACCTCGAATGAGTCGCCGATGAGGGGAATCCATTCATTGTTGCCAACCTTCTGGCGTGGGTGTTTGCGATCGCGCACCAGCACCAGGTGATTGATCGCATCGAGATCGTCCCATCGCATCTCGAATAATTCGCCACGCCTGAACGCACACTGCATTGCCACGCGCACTAGATCCGGCATCGCCTGCTCACGCTCCGGATGCTCGCCAAACCATTCGAAGATCATTTTGATTTCCGCCGGCGTCGGTCGACGGGTGCGTTTGTTGCCCGAGTCGATTAACCGCAGGTGGCGCAGCGTCGGCCGCGCCGCAGCAATCGCGTCGGGCAGCACGATATCGAGTAGAGACGCCATGTGGCGTATCACCGTACCGAGCTTGGATAGGTCCATCTCGATGGTGTAACCGCCCGCGCCCGGCTTGCCGTCGACGCCGCGTTTGCGTGCTTGCGCGAACTGGACGATTTGCTGCGTGGTCAGTCGTGAAGCCAAGTTACTTTGAAACGCATCGTGCAGACGCTGCAGGATGTAATCCTCGTTCGACTTCGGCTTGACGGGACGACCCGAGTCGGCCCGCGCCTCTCGATATTTCTCGATCAGCACGCCAATCGTGACGGTTTCCGCGTCGACGGTATTCCGCCCCTTGTCGATTGCAACCTCTTGCTCACGCGCCCACGCTTGCGCGGCACCCTTCGTTTTAAAGGTCTTTGCTATACTCTGGCCGCTGCGTCGGACCTGAGCGCGCCACTTCTCACCGACCGGCAAAATTGAAGCCATGAAATACCCCGTATCGTTTTCCCAGTAAGGCTGAGCGATCTGGCACTGCTACAGATTGCTGCCCAAGGCGGTTTGTAGCAAAACTGTAGCACGCAGGGTAATAAATAGGCTCAAACGGTGCTTCACGGCGCTTCATTTAGGAAGAAGCGAATCGGCCGGAAAAGCATGCTGGGTAAGGCTGAAGCCAGTATTCATAAGGCTCCAGTCTACCCATTGAAAATATCCATCTCCCCGTAGTTCAATGGATAGAACAAGTGCCTCCTAAGCGCTAGATGCAGGTTCGATTCCTGCCGGGGGGACCAAGAATAGCCCGCAGCGCCTTATTTCATATAGAAATTTCAAGAGATTGGCGTAAATATGGCGTAATCGTTGCGTCGAGCCAGCAGTTCGCAGGCTGCCATGTGTCTCACGAAACTGATCCGCCTCAGCACGTTTGCCCCCCATGATGCAGCAGCGTTTCAGCCTTACCCAGTAAGCTGCCGAGCCGAATGTTGCACGGCGACCTGCACCGCTGCCTCAGTTCGATGCTGCCAGCCGAATTCTAAACAGCGCACCAGCATTCCCCTTGCATCCTCAGCGACTCTGCTTGGCCGAGTCCCACGGCGGGACTACCATGCCCTGCATGCGAATTTACTCCCGACACACCTACAACGTCTTCCGCGAAGAGTACCCGCGAGCCGCGCAGGCGCTGCAATCGTGGTATCAGGAAGCTGAGAAGGTGAAATGGAGGACGCCGCAGGACGTGAAGGAACAGTATTCTGTGACGGCCAGCATCATCCCCAATAACCGCGTCGTCTTCAATATCATGGGTGGCGAATATCGGCGTTCACAGAGGTCAGCTACAAGTGGAGTACGATTTTCATCCACTTCTTCGGCACGCACGCCGAGTACGACAAGGTGGACGCTGTCACCGTAAAGTTAAGGAAATGACATGGACGTTCGACCGATCCACACCAAAGAAGACTACGATGCAGCGCTGAGCGTTCTCTCTGAACTGCTCAGCGCCGACCCGGATCGCGGCACTCCGGAAGGCGACCATCTTGATGTCATGATGGCGATCGTTGGCGCATACGAGGATGAGCACTACCCCATTCCTCCGCCCGATCCGATTGAGGCCATCAAGTTCCGGATGGAGGCGCAGGGCTTGACCGCTGCCGACATGGTTCCGTACATCGGGCCGAAGCATCGCGTCTATGAGGTGCTTAACGGCACGCGCCAACTTACCCTTCCGATGATCCGGCGCCTGCATGAGGGCCTTGGAATCCCGGCAGAGTCACTGATTGGGCGCGAGCAGGAAGAGCGCGAGGAAGCGCACGCGTGAGCACCGCCACCGAAAAATGGCAGGCGTGGCGGGCGAAGCTAGACGCCATACCTAACCTTTTTCGATTCCTGCCGGACCATCGATATGTCCCACACCCCGTCACCGAATCTCTAAAAGCCCCGTAAGCGCTGCAGGGCTTTTTCTCTGCTGTGATCGCGTCGTGACATCTCCATCATCCTTTCGGACCATGCTCGGTGTCGACTCGACTCGTCTCGATGACGATGACGATGACGCGGCAGAATCGCATTGGCGCGGCCCTGCATTGCAAAACAGAAGTTTTTCTAGCCAGGCTGGAAAAGCCTCGCTTGATGCAGGGCAGAAAACGATCGCGTGCAGGACGTGCGGGTTACTAATGCACGAGGACCGTGGAAAGCGCTACTCTTAGCGAGCCCTGTTTCCGTTCGCAGTCTTTCCCGGGACACCACTATGGCCACGACCTTCACCAGTTTCAAGGCTCAGCTCAACATGCTGCTTCGCGACCAGCCGCGCGGCGTGACCGCGGACCTGACCGATTTTGCAGTTGCGTATTGGGACGGACGGCAAGTGGTGGGCGCCTACCTTCGCGACGCCGGCCATGTCGATGAAGTATTCGATCTGGACGAGAACGCTTTCGAGCAGTGGCACGACGAGTTTGTTGCGTGGCTCGCCGATCCGCGGTTCACGGCAAGGCCGGACCTACTGGCATAGATGAAGGACGAGCGGGCGTTCGATGCAAGCCGCATCGCCCCGCCCCGCTCACCTACCGGGCGCCGATCCAGAATTCGTCATCGAGTGCCTGGAAGAAAAACGCTTCCAGCTCCTCTTCCGACAGATCGTCGAGCGTGATACCGCGCAGGCGGCAAAGCACATGCAGCGTCTCGTCGGCGGCAGTGACGAGATTCCGAAAGGCGGCGGCGGAGGGATTGGTCGTGTTCATGCATGGGCTAACGGCCAGCACGCGGCAAACTTTAGACGAAATGCACGATATTTTTGACTAACCGCGTTCGACCCGAGAATCGCACGTTCAGGTAATTTTCCGTAAGCAGCTTAGGCCTCGGCGCAAGCTTCAACAGCTCTTCGCGCACACTGCGAAACGCAGGTTACATCGCTGTGAAAACGATCCCTACATGCGCCCGTTCAGATATGCAGCCCCACCCAGTTCATCTTCGAGCGCGTTGAAAAAGTACTCGCCCAACGCGGCATCGGAAAGGCTATCGAGGGGAATCCCTCGCAGACGGCAAAGCAATTCCAACGCTTCGTCGGCTGCGTTTAATGCGCTGCGGGTGTCAGTGTAAGAGAGTTTGCTGAGGTCCATGGCCGGAATAACGGCAAACGTTTAGCGGACTTTAGTGTCTCGCGGAAGGTCGAGGGAGCCTTAAGCCGCACGACATCGCCCAAAGGCAAATCTGCCCGCCAGCGCCGCTATATCGCAGAGCACGACACAGCGGCACCGCGCGTCCCAATTCAAATCACCAGGACCCGCACATGTCATCGCTGAGTGCGTTCGAAAAGAACTCACCGAGCTCATCATCGGAGAGCTCTTCGATAGCTACCCCACGCAGGCGGCAGATCAATTCCAGCGTTTCCCCCGCGGCTCGAACGATGTCGCGGGACGCTTCAGGAGAGGGGTTTTGTGTGTTCATGCCAGCACTAACGGCGTGGCCGCGACGAACTTGAAGTCAGCATCTTCCCGCGGTAAGGAACGCCCGAGAGCAGCCTCAAACCACCGCTCTCACTCCGGTTCCACCGAAAAGCGCCGGTTCAACTCACGCTTCGCCCAATGCAGCGCTTCGTTTTCTGCAACGTTGCTGGTCGGCGCCATCTCGCCCGCATTCGTCTTGAGCGGCAATGTACCCGCCTTCACAGACCAGTCCCAGCGGGCGCCGCGTTGTTCGACGAACACATCGATGACATGTTCATTGTGCATATAACGCAT